AACGAGTATTTTTAGTCATCCTGTTTACCTCTTTCTCAGGGAGTTTAGTCTCCAGGATTTCCGGGGCGGTTCAGTTTTTGTTGGAGAACGGAATAATGTATCGCCTCGCTGGAAAAATGACGCCTTACTCGCATCACCTGGATGCGGGGCGGTTTAGCGTGAAAACGGGCGAGGCGGGCAATGGTCATGCTTTTACGCAGGTTAAATTCACCCCAAAAGGTGTTCAGTGGATTGCTGGTCTGCTTGCTGCATGGAGAGCTACCGCAGCATGAAGATGATAAAAACGGACTGGAAATTTTTGCTGGTCTGGCTGATTCCGTTTTTATGGGTGGTTGCCCGGTTAATTACTGCTATTAAGGGGTAAAGATGTCAGACAAACTCATAATGCTGGCGAAGGGCCTTTGTGTAATCGTCGGTATTTCATTTTCACTAATGCTGGTTGTTCTTTTTCTTTCCATAACCTGGATGGCGTTGACTTCGGCAGGGCTGGTGGGGTGAGCATAAACCGAATGCTTTCCGCGTTTACCGTTATTCTGCTGGTGGTCTGTGGTGCGCTTAGTCTGGGGCTGAATCATTACCGCGATAACGTCATCACCTACAAAGCGCAGCGCGATAAAAAAGCCAGAGAGCTGGAGCTGGCAAACGCAACCATTACTGATATGCAGGTGCGCCAGCGCGATGTTGCTGCGCTCGATGCAAAATACTCGAGGGAATTAGCCGATGCGAGAGCTGAAAATGAAACTCTGCGTGCTGATGTTGCCGCTGGTCGTAAGCGCCTGCGGATCAACGCCACCTGCTCCGGTACCGTGCGTGAAGCCACCGGCACCTCCGGCGTGGATAATGCAACCGGCCCCCGACTGGCAGACACCGCTGAACGGGATTATTTCATCCTCAGAGAACGGTTGATGACAATGCAGAAGCAGCTGGAAGGGGCACAGGACTATATCCGCACTCAGTGCCTGAACTAAGTTTTGCTGATGCGCCGTATCGTCGCTGTATTCCCTCATTAACAGAGACCGCAGCCCGACAGGGAGACTCCTCTGCGCGAGTGTGCGGGGAGAATCAAAAACGATACGCACCGGGGTTTACCGCGTTAACGGAGCGCGGCGTTGTCCCCTCATGGTCGCTGGTTCGGTGCGATGGTGGAAGAAACCGGACGATGTGTTACCTCGCAAGACCTGTTATGTCATGTGTCTGATTTGTGATTTAAGTCGGATAATTGTCGTTGCCATTAAGCAGAGGATTGATGGCCGACAGGGTGGCATTGTTAGAATAAGACTTATTCTTATCTGTGCCGGGAATGAAAATGAAAAGAAATCTTCCGTTAATTATTTTGTTGTCTTCTCTGGTTATGGGCTGTACGCAACATAAAACAGATATGCCCCGACAGTTGGTTAAGGCATTACCACAATATCCGGCCTATGCAGCGGCAAATTATATAAAGGGACGGGTTGATGTGAAGTTTGATATTGGTGCTGATGGTACTGTCACCCGAATTGAGTTTATCCGTTCAGAGCCGCACCATCTGTTTGATGAGCAGGTTGTAAAGGCGATGGCAAAATGGCGATTTGAGAAGGACAGGCCGCGTAAAGGCGTGAAGAAAACGTTTATCTTTAGTCCTTCTGCACCCTGATTATTTCATCAGAAATTAATTATCACTCTGTTGTTATTCTGTACATTCCGGCTGGGTAAGTCTTGTTCCGCCGGGTATGAAGATGAAATATTGTTGGAGGACAGTGGGTACCTGCTCCTGTAACCGAACGTTCATTTCTCGTTATTTGTCATGCTGGCCGGACGCAGATGCGTTGCATCTGTTGCCAGCCTTCTCCTGCAGGCTTCAATAACCCACGCTGAAAAGTTACCGGAACCTTTATGTTCAAGGGCGATATTGATCTGTTCAATCATGTGATTGGGGAAACGGATATTGCGGGTTGTGGTTCTGCGGGTCCGGTTTTTCGATGACATATTTATTTCCTTTACTGATTGCCATATGACGGGGATTTTACATGGCTGAGCTTCGTACACTCCAGAGCAGAATCAAAACACTGAATACCCGACGGGTGAATATTCTGAAGGGTGAACAGCGTCGTGTCAGTGGCAGTGCACGTGTTTCCCTCAAGCGTCATATCTGGCTCAGGGATGCCGGGCAGTGCTGTCACTGTGGTCGTGTGGTTGACCTCTGTGACAGTGAACTCGATCACCGAATTGCACTTCAGTTCGGTGGTGGTAATGAGGAGACGAATCTCTGGACGCTCTGTACCGAATGCCATCGACAAAAGTCTGCTCGTGAAGCGGCGGGTGGTATGCCGGACCCGACGCTGCCGGAGGTGTCCGGAGGTAGTGGCAGAGCGGACGACATCATCGGACTGTAACCCGAGCGGGGGGGTATCATCCGGCGTAAAAAACGATCGCTCCGGACACCGCGCCCCCTCTCACGCAGAGAAAAAATTCCCGTTTCAGGGCAGTTAACATGTTAACTGGCTGTCCGGGCATTTTTGCGGTTTTTATCTTTATTATTCAGTTTGTTGTGCGAAAAAAATGTTAACTGGCTTTTTCATCAAATGTTAACCAGGCAGCAGTTAACATTTGCGGCATGAGACGCCGGGAAAAATGGGCTGAACCATACCCGGCTGAGTGCGTTCTGGACCCGGGAGGAGGCTGTGCTGACAACGCAAAAACGAAAATTTGCGCTGGCGCTCATGTCCGGGAAAAACAAAACAGCGTCAGCCATTGCCGCTGGTTATTCGGCGAAGACCGCCAGGGTTAAAGGCTCGCAGCTGGCAAAAGATCCGGAGGTGCTTGCGTTTATAGCCCGTAAACAATGCGAGACGGTGGAGGTGGATGAGGTTCCTGTTTACCGGCAGAAAAAATCAGAGCAGGAGGATAAACCCCGTCGCCGTGAGGCGGCTGCAATACCACAGCCGGACGAAAACAATCCGGAGATGCCACCGTCCGCGGTGATGTCTCCTGGTATTGAATATATGGAGGATGGTCTTCCCGATCCGGTGAAAGCGATGGGGCGTCTTCTGGTGGAGAACATTAATACCGACCCCAGGCTGGCGCTGGATGCGGCTTATAAGCTGGCGCAATTCACGCACCACAAAAAAGGGGATGCCGGTAAAAAATCGGCAAAAGGTGACGCGGCGAAAAAAGCGGCTAACCGTTTTGCGGTGCCACCACCACCCCGCCTGGTGGTGAATAATGATAATGAGGAAAGCGGATGATACCTGTGTGGAGCACGGCATGTCCGGACTGGGCAGAGCGCCTGAAAAAGGGGCTGTCGATTATTCCGGCTCCGATTTATCCGGACCAGGCTGCACATGCACTGGCGATTTTTAAACAACTGCGAATTGTGGATGCACCGGGTAGCCCGACATTCGGGGAGTCCTGTGCACCGTGGGTGTTTGACCTGGTGGCGGCCCTGTTTGGCTCCTACGATGCGCAGACCGGTGTTCGCCATATCAAGGAAGTGTTTATCCTTATCCCCAAGAAAAACTCGAAGTCCACGCTGGCTGCGGGGATCATGATGACGGCGCTGTTACTGAACTGGCGGCAGGCGGCGGGCTACACCATTCTGGCCCCGACCGTGGAGGTGGCGGCTAACGCCTTCAACCCTGCCAGGGATATGGTACGACGGGACGATGATCTGGATGACCTCTGTCAGGTGCAGACACATATCCGGACCATCACCCATCGGGTGACGGACACCACCCTGAAGGTGGTGGCAGCCGATCCGAATACGGTGTCCGGTATCAAGTCCGTGGGGACTCTGATTGATGAACTGTGGCTGTTTGGCAAGCAGTACAAGGCGGAAGACATGCTACGTGAAGCCATCGGCGGGCTTGCCTCCCGTCCGGAAGGGTTTGTGGTGTATACGACCACCCAGTCGAATGAACCGCCCGCCGGGGTGTTCAGACAGAAACTGCAGTACGCCCGGGATGTGCGCGACGGCAAAATTCATGATCCGCACTTTCTGCCGGTGATTTTTGAGCATCCTCCTGAAATGGTGGAGAGCGGTGAGCACCTGCTGATGGAAAACCTCGCCATGGTTAACCCGAATCTCGGTTATTCGGTGGATGAGGCCTTTCTGTACCGGGAGTATCGTAAAGCCCGGGAAGCCGGGGAAGAGACTTTCCGCGGTTTCATGTCAAAACACGCCAATGTGGAAATTGGTCTTGCCCTGCGTTCTGACCGCTGGGCAGGGGCGGATTTCTGGGAGCAGCAGGGCAGGCGCGTCAGCCTGGACGATATCCTGCAGCGCGCTGATGTGGTGACGGTGGG